CTTCATGAATGGCTTAAGTAGAGAAATCTTGAGTGGTCGGACTTCGACCTTGCTTCCATCAAGAAGCGTGATTGACTTTACTTTTGATTCTGTCTTTTCTGACATTATTCCTCCAATAGGTTTGTTAGTTAATTATACCATAAGGCCTTTGTATTTTTAGCCTATTTTTTCATACTCTAATCCCATGCCAATACCAAATCCAGCCTTCTGAGCATTAACCCCTTGCAAAGCAACAATATCTTTTGAGTTTGCTGCGTTGCCTCCGCTAAACACTCTAGCCTTCATCTCTTCCCAAGCATTGGAATTATCCTTGCCCTTATCAAGGTCTACACCCTGCATCGCTGCAAGAAACTTTTTGTGTGCATAGTCTTCTTCTCTTTTAATATTAAGAATAGATGTTATCTCTTGCATAGATAGAGACTTTTCTAGTTCATCATAATCTTTCCAGATCCCCAGTAAAAATACCTCAGACTCAAGTTTGGCTAGATCTAGTTCTTCCCATGTTGCACCGCTTTTGACTGCCTGATCCTTTACCGCTTCTTCTGAATCTTTATCTATTTTGATTCCTGCAGCATGCTCTAAAAGTTTATAGATATTCTTTAGGTCGATGGCATCTTCAAACTCTTCAATTGAGTTGGACAACTTAGGGTGGTACTGTTTCATACAGGTCATTGCACATTCTGCTAATGCTGAGATCGCATCAATGTCGCTCTTGGCTGCTCTGACTTCCTCGAACTGGTCCATGAATCTCCTAAGATATTTAATCTTAAGTGGTGAGATTTCTAGTTCTGTACCATCCATCAAATGGATTATCCCTGTTTTGTATATTTCTGTAGCCATTATATAAGTATACCAAAAAGAAAGGCCCAACCCCGAAGGATTGAGCCTCTCATATTAAGTTGTATTATGCTGCTGGAATTGTGCGATCAACGATCTTACCATATGACGCATTGTCATTTGGAAGAAGGCGGAATGATACTTCGAACATTGTCGCCTCGTCACGCTTTGCAGATACTGTAACATTCTCAATTGAGAGTGCACGGTATGCAATGTAAACTCTTTCGAGTTCTGATCCTACAGCACAGTCACCTGTACCTGGACCTACAGCAACAAGACCACGTTCGACTGGGCATTCGCCAATGTCTCCTGCGCTCATGTTAAGTGTTGGATTGCCACCTACTGAAGATAGGTCTGCATCCTTACCTGCTAGTGAGAACAAAAGGTTCTCAAGTGTTGACTCAGCGAATGTTGTCTTCAATGAGACCTGCATTCCCTGCTTGTACAACTTAGCAACGTCAAGAACCTGGTCAACCTTAACTTCACCGAAGTCAGGTTGGAACTGGATCTCAAGACCGTTCATTGTGTATCCAACGTTACGGAAGTCAGCGTCATTTGTAAGTGTCTTACGGAATGAATCGCCATCAACGTATGTTGGAAGGTCGGCGTCTGTTAAAACGCCTGCTTCATATGTGAAAAGTGCTGCAGCACCAACGATGATGTTGTTGCTTGTGCCTCTTGTATATTCTGCCATAGTGTTTCACCTCTTTTTTTCTTATAGAATAAAGGGCTTGTTTCCTCATTGATAAGTATAACAGCCTTTTTGACAACGCTTTGTGGTAAAATGCCCTACTGGGATATGGTTGTATCTTGGTGATAGTCGAAATCAATAATAATCTTATTTCCGCCATATGTTCTGGCTGTTCCGAAATCGATGATATCTCTTACTTCTTCGAGTTGATAGACCTTGAAGTTGTGGAAGTAGAATTTTGGCTGAAGATTGCCTATTGTCTTTCCCTTGCACCAGTTATTGATTTCTTCGGCTGTTTCGTCCCCTCGGTCCATGAGTCTTAGGACTGCCTCTTGAATTTGAACCATCTTGTTTGTAACATCATCCTGTGTAGCATAAAAATAATAGAGTAATTGCTCACACTTAATGTGTGGGAATGGAGACCTTCTCATACGAATGAGTCTATCGTAGACAGCAAGAATTCCCTCATACGGGGCTCTTGTTGTTACTGGCTTACCGTTAATATCCAAAACTGGAATAGTTTTACCATCTACGACCTCTGTTGCTTCAAGAACGACCCATCTCTCTGTTAGGTCATCTATTGAGTTTGGCCTAACAGGAAAAAATGGAAGGGCCAGTTTTGTGTCAGCAAATATCTTGTTCTTAAGATATTCATTGACCCATAGACCTGGAGTGTTAAGAGTTGTTTCTGCCATTATGCCACCTTCCCTGCATTTGCTATCCAGCGTGATCCAACAGATAGTCCTGTTGATCTACCGCTCTTCTTGCCTGCAGATAAATTCTTTCTGTATACTTCTGGATTCTCAAAGTATCTAGCCATACCACTAGATCTCAAGAAAGCCTGTGAGAAATAATTGCCAAAGAACATGTCCCAAACATTTGCAAACTGTCCCTGTGTATTTCCTCCAGGGTTTTGAACAATGACTGGCTTCTTTGTATAGACAGTCTCTCCACCCACTTCAAATCTTAAAGCCTCTCCACTGAATGGAGCAATAGTTACTGCTGTTCCTGCTTCCATGATAGCAGCCTTATTATGGAATGGAACTCGTGATCCATCCTTGATTGATTGAGACTGTCTAAAGTTAGATGTAAAAGAAAGTCCAAGATTACTTACTGTAAAGTTAATGTCAAACAGTCTTGCACTTGAATCCCCAACTCTTGACCATTCGTAGATATGATGCAATGATTCATAATCTACTCTAGCATTTGAGTCAATGAACTGCGATGCCAACTCAGTAATCTCTGGTCCTAGGCTTTTTAAAAATTCTTTCTTTCCTATTTGAACACCATCAAGGAATCCTGTTGAATACTCAATGATATTCTTCATTTCCTTTTGAAAAGCACGGCTGTCAAACTTCATGGTAATCATGCGTCACTCGCCTGGTTCTCTGATCTACGCAAGACCACATTGTAGTACTCAATGCTTCCAAAAGGGCCTAGATAAGGCTCCTGAGAGGCTATTTCGTATATCGTAGACTTGCCCTTACGAACACCAGAACTCTCTGTGTAAACCTCGTAGCCATTTCGATCTTTAATGTTTGTAACAATAATATTAGTAATTGAGTTGCTATCTTCTTTTGTTGAAACACGCATATCATGCTTAACTCTACAAACAAGGATTCCCTCTTTTGTGATATTTACATTTGGTGTAATCTCTTCTTTGCCAGACTTGCTAAGTGGAATAAAATTACCAATCACAGTTCTGTCTAAGATCCACTGCTTCTTTAGATCTCCATAGAGACCCTGCTCTACAATAGGATAAAAAATATCTGCCTGCATTGGGAAGGTAAAGTCAGGTGTTTCGCAAATCATTATAACAACCCAGGTTTAGTAATTGTATTAGAATACTTATCCAAAATCTTATCGACGATCATATTGCCAGTACCCTCAAGAAGGGACTTGTCAAATTGAATTCTAAACTGATCTGTATTGTATGCTGTGACATAACGCTTGTAGTAATCTAACTTGCCACACTTGATGTCTTCAATAAGCATAGTTACCGCTGCTTCAACATCTGATGGGATAGCCTTGTATCCTGTATCAACAATAAGTGTGTAGTCGTATCCTTGTGGGAATGATACTGTTTGATACCCGTAATATCCGAGATCACCTCTTGCTGATGGAATGTTTGGTGGTGCAATTTCACTGTTATTGTAGGCACCTGTAACAACTCTTTGTACTGCAGTGTTATCTAGTGTAATCTTATAATCATAAATATTTGTTTCTGGTGTATCAACATCGAATACCAAAACATTGTTCTCATATACCTTTAGTACCTTGTATGAGTCTACCCATAATGGTAAGTAATCGCTACCCTGGCCTATGCACTGAATAACTTGTTTGTGGTTATAAAAACCATCATTAATAATAGTATCAACAATCGAACGAGCAATAAGTTCAAGCATTTTATATTCTGCGATCTCACTTGCTGTTGTACCCAATGTTTCTGGATTGACATATGGGCGAATAATGTCTAGGTTGCTCTCATAAAGAGTATGTTCTTTTTCTGTATCGTAGAACTTAATAAAGAACTTTCGGTCATATTGAACCTGTGACAAAGGCAACTCATAGATCAGTACCCCGTTTTCATCAGAGAACATATTTGTCTCTGTAAATGAGTGATCCACCAAATCCTCAACGTAGACAACATACTCATAATCTGGTATGGGCAGTGTCCATTTAGTCGTTAAAGGATAGGGTGGAACTCTCATTACTTCCATTGTTTACTTACCGAATTCCTTAGCAACTTCTTCAGGTGTAGCAATACGGATATGTGAACGAGTTAGCCACTGCTCTGCTGCTTCCTTGTCAACGATGTTGTAGCCACGATAGACCTTGCCAACACCTTCCCAAGTAACATTTCTTGTTGAGTGAAGTGCAACTGTATCTTCTTTTGCTGGCTTCTTAGCAGCAGCCTTCTTAACAGGCTTTGGTGCTAGAGGGGCTGTAGTAACTCCAATTGCTCCATTTGCTACTGATCCAACTGCTGGTTGTTCTGATGTTGAACGACCAAAATCATTTGTACGGATTGCTGTTGGCTCTTCAGCCTTTGGTGCTTCCTCTTCCTTTACAGGTTCTGGAGCAACCTCTTCTGCAACTGGTGCTTCTACAACTGGTGTCTCTTCAACGACTGGTGTTTCTGCAACTGGAGCATCTTCAACAACTGGTGCTTCGATCTTGTCTTCAACTGGATTATTTAAATTTTCCATGATTTCCTCCTTGTAGTATTATATCATTATAAGTAGTAAGGGGAGCAGGAGCGTTAACTCCTACTCCCCCTAAAAGTGTACTGTTTACAGATTATGCATCTGCAGCAGCATCAGCGAATGCAATTGCATCCTGCTCTTCCCACTGAATACCGAAGCGAACGAAGACTGTATATTCTACAGTGTCCTTCTTTGGCTTGTATTCACGGTTTACAGTGATGTCACGCTGGAATCCCCATACACGGTTCTGTGGGAATGTCAAGTCGACATATCCTGCAGGGTAGTATGGAACTTCCTGTACGTCAATTCCGAGAACACGTGTTGTACGTGCTCCACCGAATGTCTGTGCAGCGCCATCAAGGTAAGCCTGACGGTTTGCAGGTGTACCTGCTGGAGTACCAGCAAATGCCTCTGCGATTGCATCTGCAAGAGTACCATTGTTCTTAATGATACCTTGGAATGCATCTGTACCAGCATAGAACTTCAAGTTAGACTTGATAGCACGATACTTGCGTGGCATTGCGAGGATGATCTTCTGCATTGCATCAGTTGTCCAGTTATCGTTAGATACTGTTACAACTGCTTCGTGTGCATCTCCATCGTTCTTGACACGGTTTACGAAACCGTTCATGATTCCGAGGAATGCACCGTCATCACCGTCGCCTGTACCATTAATGGCAAGGTCTTCGATGTCATTACCAAATGCGTTTGTCATAAGACGAACGATGTGGTCTTCAAGTGCTGCACCTTCGATATTATCTTCTAGTGCTTCTGCAGATACTTCCCAGTCAAGACGAATCTTCTTTGTAGTCAATTCAACCTTTGAGAATGTTGCACCTGCGTTTGTGTAATCGCCAACTGCTTGCGCTGCTGCACGAATAACACGCTCTCCGACGTTTACCTTTTCGAGTTCCATTGTGTTGGCTCTCATAGTAACACGACGACCATCTTGGGCGAGGGTTGTAGCATCCCACACGTAGTCAATAAAACGACGTGCTTGCTCTGGGCGGAGAATTCCGCTGCCAGCCTCACCTGAAGGGTTAACTGCGTTTGGACCTTCGGTTGTTCCTGTTAGTGCTGTTGGGATATTTCCCAATACTCCACCATCAGTATAATTACCTGGTACGTTAACGCCTGCTGTTGAACCAGATGCGAATGCTCCTTGACCCTGATAGAGTCCTGGTGCTGTTCCACCTAAATTACCAGATGTACCTGGTTGGTTCTTTTCTATATTTTGTTCCGACATATTGTCACCTCCTAGTGATTTTTACTTATTTTATTTTTTTAATTGAATAAGTCGGCTGTTTTGAGGAAACTACCGCCCCATAGGGATTTCTCAACCATTTCAGGCTGATCCTGTACAATCTCGCCGAGATCGCCAGACTTTCGGAAAGCCGTATCTGCTTCAATTGCATCTACTCGCTTACCAAATTCATTGAATTCAACTGCAGCAGTTGCAATATCTTTTGCTACTGCTTCAAATGAACTTTTTGCTGTTTCAACATCTACCTTTGAAGACTTAAGAAGTTCTACTTCTGCTTGCAAAGACTTTACTGTTGACA